AATGTTAGTTTGGGGTATTGGTGATTTTAAAAATACTAGAGATTATGTTGAGTATATAAGGTGTGATACTGAAAAAGATTTAATTCAAGAGTTTCTAAAATTCTGGATGCAAACCCCTCCTGATATAATAACAGGTTGGAATAGTAAATTTTTTGATATGTATTATTTGTATAACAGAATTAAAAATGTATTTGATGAAAGAACTGCTAAAAAATTATCTCCTTGGAATATTGTTCAAGAAGAAGAAATTTATACTATGGGCAGAATACACAAATATATTAAACCACTTGGTATTGCACAATTAGATTATCTGGACTTATATCGTAAGTTTACAATTACAGCACAAGAAAGTTATAAACTAGACCATATCGCTGAAGTAGAATTAGGTGAAAAAAAAGATGATAATCCATATGACTCATTTAAAGAATGGTATACTAAAGATTATCAATCATTCGTAGATTATAACATTCAAGACGTTGAGTTGGTCGACAAACTAGAAGATAGATTATCTCTTATTGAATTAGTTATGACTATGGCTTACAATGCAAAAGTTAATTATGAAGATGTTTTTTCACAAGTTCGCATGTGGGATAATATCATTTATAATTTTTTAAAGAAACAAAATCTTGTTTGTCCATTACGACCTGGCACACAATCTAAAGATGATTTGGTTGGTGCTTATGTAAAAGACCCACAAGTTGGTTTACATAATTGGGTTGTAAGTTTTGATTTGAATAGTCTATATCCTCACTTAATTATGCAATATAATATATCACCTGAAACTAAACTACCAGAAAAACAATCAGTAACAGTAAAAGGTTTAATTGAAAAAAGATATGATTTAGGTAATTTAAAATTGCTAAATAAAGCAATGGCTGCAAATGGTACGGTATATACAACACTTACACAAGGTTTCTTACCAAAGATTATACAAAAAGAATATAATGACCGTGTTATCTATAAAAAGAAAATGTTAGAAGCACAACAACAATATGAAAATACAAAAGATAAAAAGTATGACAAACTTGCTAGAAAATATTATCTCATTCAACATTCTAAAAAGATTTCTTTAAACTCTGCTTACGGTGCAATTGGTAATCGTTATTTTAGATATTTTGATTTTGATGAAGCTCAAGCTATAACCACATCAGGTCAATTATCTATTCGATGGATTGAAAATAAAGTTAATCAATACTTTAATAAAATGCTAAATAATAAGAAAGATTATGTTATTGCTTCTGATACAGACTCAATCTATGTTAGTTTTGATGACATGGTTAAAAAGTTACCAGAGGGAACACCGAAAGAAAAAATTGTAAAAGTGTTAGATAAGTTTTGTGAAGAAAAGTTAGAACCATTTATGAATAAAAGTTATCAAGAACTTGCAGACTATGTAAATGCTTTTGAACAAAAGATGTTTATGAAAAGAGAAGTTATCGCTGATAAAGGTATTTGGACTGCAAAGAAAAGATATATTTTAAATGTTCATAATTCAGAGGGTGTGCAATATGCTAAACCTAAATTAAAGATGATGGGTATAGAAGCTGTTAAATCATCAACACCTAAAGTATGTCGAGCTAAAATTAAAGAGTCACTAGAAATAATTATGAATAAAGATGAAAACGCTTTGAGAGATTTTTATAGAAAATTTAAATTAAACTTTTCTCATATGTCACCAGAACAGATTGGTTTTCCTCGTAGTGTGAATAATCTTCGTAAGTATTCTGACCCTAACGGTATCTATAAAAAATCAACACCTATGCATGTAAAAGGTGCTTTGATATATAATCACTTACTTAAATTAAAAAAGATTACACACTTGTTTCCGTTGATATTAGAGGGTGATAAAATTAAGTATTTACATATTCTAACACCTAATCCATATCAAACAAAAGTTATATCTTTTCCAGCTAAGTTGCCTAAACAATTTAACTTACACAAGATAATAGATTATGAAACACAATATAACAAATCATTTACAGAACCTATGAGTTTTATATTAGACTCAATCAAATGGAATGTAAATGCATCTGCTGATAATACAATAGAAGAGTTTTTTGCATGAGAAATTTTAGATACACATTAGAAGATTTAAAAAATAAATCAGAACAAAAACTATTTACATATGCGACTACCTTTGCAGGTGGTGGTGGTAGTTCTTGTGGTTACAAACTATCAGGTGGTGATTGTAAATTTATGAACGAGTTTCAAGAAGTTGCTTGTGATACTTATATACAAAACTTTCCAGGGACACCATATCTTTGTAAAGATATAAAAAAGATGTCAAGTGAAGAAGTTATGATAACAGGTAATTTTAAACCTAGAGAGTTAGATATATTTGACGGTTCGCCTCCTTGTCCACCCTTTTCAATGTCAGGTATAAAACAAAAAGGTTGGAACAAAACACAAATGAAATACGGTCATAAACAAACTAATATCGAAGATTTAACATGGGAAATTATTAGGTTGTGTAAAGACATTCAACCAAAAGTTATTGTGTGTGAAAATGTAAAAGGTTTAACAATGTCATATGCAATAGACCATTTAAATAAAATGGTTAAAGATTTTGAAAGTATCGGATATACTACAACATACAAAGTTATGAGTGGTGTAAATTACGGTGTACCACAAAAAAGAGAAAGAGTTTTTATAGTTAGTATAAGAAATGATGTATTAGAAGATGTTGGTTTAAACTTTATGACGATTAACAATGTATTTCCAGAACCAATAGATGAGGATTTATCCATAAGAACAGCAATAGCAGATTTACAAGATAACGAGTTTAATAAACAAGAGGCAGAAGAATTAAGAGAATATATGAAAAAAACTTCGAAGTATAAATGGTTAGTTAAACTGCCAAAGAATCCTAATAGAGTTATGTCAGTTGGTGACGATGTTGTCACTCCACATTATCAAGAGTTATATGAAAAGGGTGAGATAAAAAAAGAAGAAATTAAAAATTCATTTTTTCAATCTAGAAGAGTACCTTGGAATCAAGCATCTCACACTTTACTTGAAACAGGTTTGCAACCAAGTGTTGCAGCACATTTACACCCAGGTGAAGATAGGGTGTTTACTACCAAAGAAGCTGGTAGACTAATGACATTACCTGATGATTTTATTTTAACAGGTAAGTTAGGGCAGAGATTAGCAAGAATAGGTCTAATGGTAGCACCTTTACAAATGCACTATCTCTCAAAAAGCATATATAGTAATGTATTAAAACCATATAAGGAGAAGCATAATGACACAAATCATTAATTTAGAACATGACTACGGTTATGAAGAAACTAAAGCTTCACATCGTGGTAAGTGGCCAAATGAAAAAGATTGGGATAAACTTTATTCTGTAAAAGATGAGGACTTTTCAATTTTCAAACCAGGTAATACTTTAGATGGTAAGAGAAAACCTCTTGCTCATGTAGTAGTTAACGCTTATCCTGATGATGAAGTTAGAAACACACTTTATAATATTAACGAAACATCGGAGATGAGAGCCAACGCAGCAGGGCCAATAGACCATGCACAAATGGAACGAATGGGTATGAAACTTGGCGTTGATTATAAAATGAAAAATGAAAACTCTTATTACAAGAAAATGAAAAATGGTAAATGGGGTATGATTGCATATGCAAATCAAATACATTCATTTATGATTGGTTATAAGAGAGGTAGATTTACCGGTGCTATCGATGGTTCAGGTTGGACTAAAGATAAAAAGAATGCTGAAACTTTTAAAAAGTTAGAAAAGATTGCAGAGTATAATGAAAATGCCTTTGCAAAGATTGACCCAGAAACTCATGCAACACAAAAGGCATTTGCAGAAACTAGTATTGAACCACAATGGAGAATTGGTGATAGTCCTATGACAACTTTAAGTGTCAATAGATATAGTTCACAAACTATAACCAAATCAATGTCATATCATTTTGATAGTGGTGATACTGATGCAGGTTTAACAACCATGTGTGTATTCAGACAAGGTGACTATGACGGTGCATATCTAGTTTTTCCTAGATATAGAATTGCTATCGAAGCACCTGATAATTCTGTTGTTATTGCAGACAGTAATCAACTACATGGCGTATCAGAAATATCTGGTGAAGGCACAAGATATTCTTGTGTTTGTTATTGTGATAGAAGACTTGCAACAAAAGGACCTACTGGTAAACCTGAAAAGTTAATCGGTGTTGCTGCAAAGAAAACTGCTAGTAATTTAGAGGAGTTTCTTGGGTGATAGATAAGATTTATATTTTAACATACGGTAGAGCTGATAAACAAATTACTTTTAAAAACTTACCTAAAAAGTATCAAGAAAAAGTATTCTTTGTTTTAAGACCCGAAGAAGTAAATTTATTTAGAGAGTATAATAAAATTATTTTAGAAGAGAAAGATTTTGGTATTGCAGCAACTAGAAGAAAAGTTGCAGAAGTATCTCAAAATATAAAATACTGTATGTTAGATGATGACTTATCTTTTTTATATACAAGAAGAGAAAACGAAGAGGGTAAATCAAATCAACCAATGAGTGAACAACAATTTGATGATATGTTTAACTTGATGGATAATGTATTAGATTATTATACCTTCGGTGGTTTAGAGGCAACGTGGAACCCACCTGTAAGAGATAAAGATTTTAAAGTCTGTGGTCGACCAAGTGGTAATGTTTTTTATAACGGTCACAAATTACCATTTGATAAAATAGATTGGACAGATTTAAAAGTATCTGAAGATTATAATGTTGCCTTACAACTACTCACTATGGGCCATGAAAATAAAATATCATTAAGATATAGAGTGGACACAGGTATGACAGCAAAACCTGGTGGTTGTGAATTTGAAAGAACAATAGACGACCATAACAATTCTATGAAATTGTTAAAAAATAAATTTCCACAGTTTGTTGATTTATATGAAAAAGAGGCAAACGATGGTTTTAAGGGAAATAAGTTAGCCGCAAGAATATCATGGAAAAAAGCCTATGAATCTTCACAAGTTAATACCCTTGATAATTTTTTATAAATATGATATAATAGGAGAATAATATGCCAAGAAAAAAGAAACAACCAGCGAAGAAAAAAACTTCAGAAAAAAGTAATGACTGGAAAACTTATTTTAAATCAAAGTCACCATGGGGTTCGGTAATTATTTTTGAAGACCATGATGGTAATGAACATAGGTTTAAATCTGAAGACGAAGCTCTCGCATGGGCACATGAAAATAAATAGGAAGAAAAAAACATGAATGACATAATGGATAAACTTGAAAAACAAAAACTTAATCCGAGTGATTTAATAAGTTTAAAAAATATAATTGACATAGCTTCAAAAAGAGGTGCGTTCAGAGCATCAGAAATGACAGCCATAGGTCAAGTATATGATAAATTAGATTTTGCAACTAAAGTCGTTGAAAATGAAAAACAATTCTTAACAGAAAAAGGTGAAAATAAAAATGACGGACTTCCTAAAGAAAGTAATTAAAGACACAGAAAACGAGTTTGCCTCCATTGTAAACGAAGGTGTTGAAGCCGGTGATGTTTCAACATTCATTGATACAGGTTCATATATTTTTAATGCACTTGCATCAGGCACAATACACGGAGGCATACCTGCAAATAAAATTACAGCACTTGCAGGTGAGTCTGCAACAGGTAAAACATTTTTTGTCTTGGGAATGTGTAAACATTTTCTAGAAAATAATCCTGATGCAGGTGTTATATATTTTGAAAGTGAAAGTGCACTTACAAAAGACTTAATTGAAAAAAGAGGTATTGATACCAAACGTATGGTTGTCATGCCTGTAACAACAGTACAAGAATTTAGAACACAATCATTAAGAGTATTAGATAGTTATTTAGAACAAGATGAAGCAGATAGAAAACCTTTACTTTTAGTATTAGATAGTTTAGGTATGTTGTCAACTACAAAAGAAGTAGAAGACACAGAAGCCGGTAAAGAAACTAGAGATATGACTAGAGCACAGGTTGTCAAAGCTGCATTTAGAGTATTAACTTTGAAACTAGGTAAAGCAAAAGTTCCATTAGTAATTACAAATCATACTTATGATGTTGTTGGTTCTATGTTCCCTCAAAAAGAAATGGGTGGTGGCTCAGGATTAAAGTATGCGGCTTCCACAATTATTTACTTATCAAAGAAAAAAGACAAAGATGGCTCAGAAGTCGTGGGTAATATAATTCATTGTAAAACTCACAAATCTAGATTATCAAAAGAAAATTCTATGGTCGATGTTAGGCTAAGTTATGAAAAAGGTTTAGATAGATATTATGGTTTATTAGATTTAGCACTCAAACATGGTATATTCAAACAAGTATCAACTCGTATTGAATTGCCTGATGGTACAAAACAATATGCTAAAACTATTAATAATGAACCACAAAAATATTTTACCGAAGATATAATGAAACAGTTAAACGAAGCATCTGAAAAAGAATTTTCTTATGGCATCAGTTAAATATAATTTCGTAGAAAATCCTAAAATAAACTCTACTGGATTTCAAATATCCGAGGGTGAATATAAAGATGTAATTTACTATTACGGTAAAGTAAAGTTTATTGAAGAGAATGATAATATGAGATTAAAGTTTGATTACAATGTTGCAAGAAATCCTAATAATGTTGATACAGACAACGAAAAGTTTGTAAAAATTATTGGTGATATTCTTGCAGATAATATAGAAAGGGAAGTAGATAATGGCACAATCGGAAAGAATAGAAAGAACAGCACTTCGTAATTTAGTTTTCAACGAAGAATATACAAGAAGAGTAATACCATTTATTCGTAAAGAATATTTTGAAGACCGTGCTGAGAGAACTATTTTTGAAGAGATACAAAAGTTCGTTACAGAATATAATAAAAATCCCACCAGAGAAACTTTAGAAATAGATTTACAAAAACGAAAAGATTTAAACGAAACAGAATATAATCGTATTGTAGATGTTATCAAATCGTTAAATCCTCAAGACGTAGATTTAGATTGGTTAATTAATACAACTGAAAAATTTTGTAAAGACCGTGCAATACACAATGCTGTATTAGATGGTATTCACATTATCGAAGGTAAAGACAATAGAAGGTCACCAGAAGCAATACCTGATATTTTATCTGATGCACTAGCAGTAAGTTTTGATAATTCTGTCGGTCATGATTATCTAGAAGACATTGATAGTAGATTTGATTTCTACCATACTAAAGAAGAAAAGATACCTTTTGATATTGACTTTTTTAATAAGATAACAAAAGGTGGTTTGCCTCCGAAAACTTTGAATGTTGCTTTGGCTGGTACCGGTGTCGGTAAAACTTTGTTCATGTGTCATCTAGCCTCTCATATATTATCATTAAATAAAAATGTTTTGTATATCACAATGGAAATGGCAGAAGAAAGAATAGCAGAGAGAATAGATGCTAATTTAATTAATGTTTCTATGGAAGACTTACAGTCTTTGAATAGAAAAATGTTTACAGATAAAGTTACAAAAATATCGAGTAAGACTACTGGTAAATTAATTATAAAAGAATATCCTACTGCGTCTGCTCATGCAGGTCATTTCAGAACCTTAATAAATGAACTTGCACTAAAGAAAACATTTAAACCTGATATTGTGTTTAT